TGCAATGTCTGAGAATTGCTTCTTAACATTTGACAGAGTGGCTTTAGGGTCCTTACCAAGAAAGGCTGTTGTAAGAAAGTCGACACCCGCAGATACGTACGGTGTTGCGAAGTCCACAACGCTGGTATTTATCTTGGTGAAAACTGCTTTGCCAAAGTCGGCGACTCTATCGCCAAAAGTCCCGCTTCCAAACAACAAATCAAAAATCGTTTTGCTATTCTTTGCAGCGAGAGTCTTTATGGATGTGATAACAGGCAGGATTGCGGCGTCTACTACAGATGTCTTGATCTTATCGAAGCCTTTGTTACCTGCAAACAAGAGGTACAGCAAACCGCCGTTGGCGGCAAGTTCAGCGAGTGGCGAATTGATAAACAGATTGTCAAAGATACCAAGGGCGCTAGTAACCAGCCCTATGGAGCCGACCACACGTGCGACACCGAAAGTGCCAAATAGCCATGAACCGATAGCCCCAAGAGGAGCCTTTATGGTTTTACCCTTGTCATCTTCACCGTCTTTAAACAGACCGACGATGTATTTCAAGGGAGCTGTAGCCTTCTTGACCAGATCTGTTTGACCGGCAAGACGCGCAGCACCTGCGCCAAATAGCAAAGCGCCTATCAGGCCTAACGGAGTGCCAAGCCCGACCTTGTCAGCGATGGAGAAAATACTAGTGAAGATGTCACCGACCATGAAGCCGATATTGGTCAAGAACCCTCGGAAGGCACTAGCCACTCCGCCAAGAATCACTGTAAGTATCTCTGGAAGACTTTTGAGAGAGGCTGTCACAAGGAAGCCAATAGTTTCACCAAACTTAGTAGCAGCTGCGTTTATAGCCGAAGCATCGAACAAACTCTTGAAAATTGAATCCGCAAGAACTGTTGAGTTAAGCGCGAGCTCTGTGCCAAGAGAGGCCAACAGCACTGTGCCGATAGATGAGAAAGGCAGCACCAGCTTTGCAATTATGCCGGCTATGCCGATAATGGCCATTGAGAATATTGACGGGTATTCTTTTGCAAAGTCCAAAGCTGAACGCTTCATATCTGCAAAGGTAGCACGCGCTAAGTCGTAGAGTTTCTCGAAACTGCTCTTCGACTGCATTACGTTGAATTTGATTTCAGGTACTCGCAGTGAGTTCTTAAAGGAGCCTGAGATGTTGTTGTAAATCGACCTGAAGTAACCTGTGAAATTGTTGTAGAATTTGACGATGCCAGTCTTCGATTTCTCCCAAAGCGTTGCAGAGCTGTTGATAATTGCCAGCACAGTGTCTGTCCACCAAGAGTTACCGATCACTTCGTCGTATATTGTGAAGAAGTAATAAATAACTTTCTTAGCAAAATTCTCGATCTTCTTCAGCGGGCTGTCAAAGTCGGCCAAGTTGCTTATAGCATCTGAGATTCCAAAGATCAAGTCAAACACGTCCGCAGCCATGCTCTTGAAAGACTTGGCTCTGAAGATTTCAGAAATGGCTTCGCCGAAAGCTGTGAAGTACTTGATAGCGTACAGGACAACTTCTACAGTAGCTTTGGCAAAGGCTCTCAAAGCAGGTATACCAGCCTCTTTGAAGGCGTGGATCATTGTTCGTATGCCGGGATACCAATTCTGTACAATCAGCCCTCTGATATCCCAAAAGCGTGCAGTTAGCCCAAACAAGCCGCGAGTTATTTCAGCAATTGTTTGTGTGAGATTCTCAAAAGAGCCGGCTGTGAAGGATACGAACGCATCACTAGCACCGCCCCAATAGCGGTACAAGCTGAATATACTGGCGTTAAGTCGTTTGGCAAACCCTTCGATATTACCGCCAATGGTTGTGATATTGGACGCAACGGCTTTAGCAAGCACACCAAATGCTTTAGAGTACTCAAGAATGTTCCGCGCTGAGAAGAGCTCTACAATACTCTTTCTGTCGAATCCGCTAGCTGCCCAATATTTAGGACTCAGCCGCTTTAAAGTTCTTATAGCCTTCTCAACATCAGACTCGACTGTTACGAGGTCAATAAAACGGAACTGTTTCCAACCACGTATGAAGTTGCCTAAGAACGTCCTATCAAAGTATCTGATGAACTCGTTCAGGTCTCCCTTAAACGTGTCTGTAAACCTTATCTGTGGCAAGGCCTGGGCAAACTGTGTAGCAAGGCTACCGAATATGGAAGCGACTGGTGCAGAGATTAACGACACCAAGTTCTTAACGCGTCTTACAGTGACTGCGACATTAGTGCCAAGTTGGAAAGCGTTGTCGGCAGCTGCAGATACATACTTAGCAGTAGACTGCATGTACTTAGAAAGCGACGCAGAAAGCCCCAACCCCTTGTCGAATTGAGAAACAAACTGCTTTATTCCGTCGGTCAGAAGATTTGTCGATTGACCAATGGTAGGCGCCATCGCCTGGAATTCTTTGTTGATATTCTGTGCTTGCGCCAGAATCGCGCTGAAAACGACGTTGCTTGTAAGCTTACCTTGCTCACCAAGTATGCGCAACTGGCCTGTGCTTACCTTGAGGGAATCAGCAATAGCTTGCGCAATGCGAGGTGTCTGCTCCATAACAGAGTTCAGCTCCTCGCCACGCAAAGCTCCTGCAGATAAACCCTGATTGAGCTGCATTATGGCTGCAGAAGCGCTGGCCTCCGAAGCACCTGATACAATCACAGCCTCTTGGATTGCTTTAGTGGCTTCAAGAACCTTTACAGTACCTACTTGTGAGGACCTCAAAGCTCTGGCCATAGAGCTATAAAGACCTGCAGTGGCACTTACCGAAGAGCGCGTGTCTGCAGCTAATTTGAACACTTGCATCTGTGCGGATACAAGCTCTTTTGTTCGCCCTGTAACTAGAGCGATCTTGTTCTCTATCTGTTGGTATTCATCAACAGCTGATTTTAAACCATAAACCAAGCCTGCCAGGCCGGCGGCTGCACCTATATTCGAAAAAGTGCTTTTGAGTGTACGCCCAACAGACCTGGTGGCATCGTCGATTCTTCCCAGAGACGCTTCAACTTGTCGTAAATCACGTTTAGCTGCCGCTGAATCTGAGGTAACTGGTACTATGACACCGGTCATGTTATCCTCATTAAAAAGCCCGTGAAAGAAGGCATAAGCCAACCTCACGGGCACAAACTCACTTAAACTGTACTATCGAACCATTTATTTTCAGACCGAGCTTTAAGACAGAGTGCTCGATAAAATTAGGTTCGGCTTGAGGAGAGTGGCCTTCATTTAGAGCAATTATGTGCTCCACATCGTTCTCTAGACCCTTACTAGTTACTCTCCAGCCATCACGCGCTTCACCAGTGTCTACCGGCGTGCTTTCCTGAAGCTCTACGAGTAACTTCCTTTTAGATGAATCAACAGCCTTAAGAGATTGCTTCTGAACCTCCAGCCGAATACCTCTCAAGACTTTATCCGCGCCTTTTAAAGTCATAGATCAAGCCTATCACCGTTAATAGCCTTAGACATGAAATCAAACATCTTAGAGGACTTGAACTTGTTCGCTGTCATCTTCTCAGCGTGGGCAGAAGCCTTCAGACGAGCTAAAGAAGGGAACAAGTTCTCAGGTTTCTCTTTGACGCCTTGAGCTTGCATTATGCGGTAAGCTCTTTCATCGTCTTGCCAGCCAAAAGGATACCTGTCGAAGTAGTGGTACCAGCCCATCAGCTCCTCATGAGGCATCTCTTGTTTTAGCACATAGATAGGTATTCGCAGTCTATACGCCAGCTCGTATAGCGTCAGCTCGTCTTCGGTAAGACGTTTCCCTCAGCAGCCGTAGCAGGAGCCCGGAGACCCGAGAACTCGGTGACTGCAGTCGAAAGCGCCTGAAGTTCCTCCAGAGGAAACTCCTTGAACTCTTCCATCGAAAGCTCTTTGAAGTCTGCAACACCCTCGTCCAAAATCTTCTTGAGACTCGCGAAGATGTCGCCTTCAGAATTTTCAGAAGCTGTTTTGGTGAAGACTTGAATACCTTCGACCTGAGCGATTGTGAGCTTACGAATTTCAACTTCGTCGCCCATGAAAGCCACCTTCTTGGTGACGGCCTTAGAAAGCAAACTACGCAGTTTTGACATATGTATCACCTATTACTTTTTGATGATGGCATTTTTGATGCCCTGGAGTTCCGTCAATGTCTCGAATGCTTCGAGTGACTTAACAGAATCATTTTCTGAATTAAAGACCGCCATCCGTGCGAGTGTCTTGTCGATAGACATTTGAACACTACGCAGCATGTGTTGCCTAGTAACGCTAAGCACATAGTCTTTGCTGAAAGGTGCGTTTTGATTCGAGTATGCCATTATTAAAGGGGCATAAGCCCCTCCTCTTAGATCGTGAAAGCTCCGTAGAACTTCGACTGAATGGTGATGGTGACCGTACCAGTGTTGGCATCGGTCAACTGCGGAGTGACCTGCAGAGCGTCAATCTTACCGATCCAGTAGTACTGCGAGTTTTGCACAGTGCCAATACCGGTGCTGGTAGATGCAAACTTGGTCGCGCCCGAGCCGGTCGATTCAGTGTTCATCAGCGTGAAGCGGAAGACATACTGATTACCGTCACCGACCATGTTACCCAGGATGTTACCAGCTTCCTTGGCCCAATCAGCGGGGACCAGGTTGATCTGGATTTCCATCGTGGGAGCATCGGACTGACCCTGAATCTGCTGTGAGCTGGCCTGACCATAAGTCGGGACGTTCACAACGTTCGGGGGAGTGCCCATCGCCGGGAATTCGCGCACGTTACCGATACGCACAAAGGTGTTCGCACCTTTAGTACCACCCGCAGAGTTGATTTCCGTAGCAAACAACGCTTGGAATTCAGCCGCCGTGTCCAGGGTAGCGAAGGTGGGCGCACTGGAAGGTGTCGCGACCGCAAGGTCGGAGAACATACCTGCGCCGATTGAATTGATATGAGCCATCAAGAAACTCCAAAGTGATTAAATTGAATCTCAAGCTTAGATCTGAAATACTTAGACTGTGGGTCCAAGCCTATTGGGGTATAAACTGCGCCCTTTAGCTGTGTAGTCCAGCCTGCACTTGTTTTGCTTTTGTTCGACAGCAGCGCTGTCAGAATGTCTGCAATTTGTGTAGACCTGCTAGTACCCTTGTTGACTTCAGTGTTTATACTTAGCTTGAGAATTCCTGAAACTGAAACTCGGTTAACGCTGTCGCCTGATGCCAAAATATCCATCTTCACATATTCTGCCGGAAGATCTACACTCTTGAAATTATCCGGAAACGCAGTTATGCTGTGTGACGTCCATTCACTTTTGGTGAAGAAGTCGTAAACATTGAGCTCTAATGTCATAAATTTGCTCATACTCACCCCTTCATGACTGTGACGGAGCTTGTAAAGCCATTAGAGAACTGCACATCCCTGATCTGCCATTTTTCGATGCCGATCATTATGTAATCAAGAGTTGTTAGCGTTTGCGATTGAGCTGTACGTAGCAAGAAGCTTTTTATGACTTCGTTGGCAACAGTCTCTCTTTTCTTTGTGGTGACGTCCAGAACATCGACAGGTACTGACGCCGGTAGCGGTGAGGCCACCTGCCCTGTCGTGAAACTGAAATTTACATTAGTTACTCTAAACAGCTGGCCAGCTTTTATCAGATCGCCTGCTGCCTTGAAAGCAGCTTCTACTGCTTTATTGACTTGTGCAGACAAACTCATTAGTTGGCCCTCCACCAAATATTACCGCTAGACGCGGATAGTGGTTTCAAGATATCTAGAACTCGTTTAGGAGTCACACTAGCTGAGACAGGCTTCTCAATTGTGATAGGCCCGACCGTCAGCCTGCTGAATGTGGCGTCGTTTTGTAATACGTCAGAATTTGCAGAGAGATGAAACGCTAGCTCGTATGTCGCTCGCAATACGATTGAGGGTGTAGGATTCATAGCACGAACAACGTTCAGCTTTGTGTCCAGATATTCACCCTCTCTCGGAAAGGCCAGAGACTGTGAAGCGGAGACGGCAACACCTTGAAACTCCATGTCATCAATAACCCGAGTGGCAGAAACCAACAACTGGGCTTTAGAAGTCTCATTCAAGGCTGACCAAGTAGCGTTGTGTACGCTGTCAGCGAAGTAGGCATCAGCTTCAGCGACTGTAACGTAAGAGTTAGTACCTTTACTTAATGCCATACTCGCACCTACTTTTAGCTGTGGAAGACCGGGAGGATACCCAGGCTCAGCGCAGAACTAGCTTTACGCAGCCACACACCTGTGGTAGAGGCCAAGGTACCGCTGACGACAGCGGTAAGGGCTCTTTGAGTAGCGCCTTCAATGACCGCTTGGTAGTCGGCATTGCTCGGGAAAGCAGCATCAACGCCAGCCCAGTCATAACCAGCCGGATGGCCGACATAACCCCAACGATTCCAGATGGTGGTGGTACCGCCGCCCTTGTAGGCGCCAGCATTACGGTCGATTTCCACGTCCTCATCGATCATCAGCGGTTCCATGGCAACAGCACCAGGAAGCACAATGAACGAGAGCTTAGTTCCAACAATGTCCACACCAGCGCCGGTGTTGATCTTGGTAAGCTCAGCAGTGCTGAGGCTTTGAGTGGCGCGAGTCTGAATCAGACGGAACTTACCCTGGAAGATCGTGTTGAAGTCGACATTGCCATCAGTGACTTTGTCTTGGTCGACCAGATTGGCAGACCGGAACGAAGCCATCATTTCAGGCGAGGTCACCAAGTAAGCATACTCAGGCTCGTAGTCCTTGTAAGCCATGCCAAAGGCGCGGAGGAAGCCTTCTGCACGAGCAGCACCTTGAACGGTGGTGGTAGCATCAACAACAGCCTTGCTAGCGCCAAGATCCACGTAGAAGCCGAATTGACGACTAGTCGGATCGTTGACAAAGGTCTGACCACCCAAACCGGCAGTGCCAGAACCAGCGGCAGCGCCATAGATAGCCTCAGAAATAGCCACACCGCGAAGGATTGCCAGCAGCGCGTCATGTTCGTCTTGAGCACGATGCTCAGCAAAATCACGACCGATCTTTGCCAGACCGTCGACTTGGGTAACAACCTTTTGCAGGTTAACCTTCGTGCCGCCATAAGTACGGACAGTCTTGATGTAACGAGCAAAGTCCGAGCTGTAGGTAGAGGGAGTACCAGCAGTCGGATCAGTCAGCGAAGCAACGTTGATGGTGGGGTTCATCGGCTTGAACCAGCGCATCTGACCGATGAAGGTTTCAGTGTTGGTGTCGATGTCAGGGTTCGACGGAGCAACAATACCTGTGCTCGTCAGCTTGCGTGCATTGGTGTAGGCCTCATCGGCGTACGTTCCAATTGCTTCCTGGAGCACGAAATTATCGGCACCAGCGAGATTGAGTTTTGCGGGCATAACTTACCTATTTCTATTTCGACGAATCTGCCCACTAGCGATACCTGCGAGAAGTTCCGCTTGAGGTAAAGCTGAAGCAGGTTTGTCATTGTTTGAACTACGACCTGAGCCACCGGTATTACCGGAGCCAGACGAATTTTTAGGTTTGAGCAGGAAGTCGTGCTCTTCACAGAAGGCTTTAACGACATCTTTGATACTCTTACCGTCAGCGCTTTTCCAAGTGCCTGCATCGTCCTTGACAAGCAAGTCGATCACAGATTTCTTGGCCATGCTCAAAGCTTTGGCATCACGAAAATCGAAGTTAGCAAGTTCAGCGGTGACATTCCCGTCGCGTTCGACAAGCATCAACCTCTGAGCGGCCACTTGAGCTTGCTGCTCTGCGGCACTACGAGCTTCCTCTGCGGCTTGTAGTCGCAGATTGGCAGCCTCCAACTCTTTTCCTTCAGCTTGAAGCCTTTCAGCCTCTCTTGCAGCAGCTTCGTCTTTGAGCTTCTTTAGATTCTTGGCATGCTCATCGCGCTCCCCATAAGCTTTGTCGAGATTGGCTTTAATCGGCTTCAACCTATCTTCAACTAACTTACCGGCAAGAGCTTTTACAGCAGCTTTTTGATCATCAGTCAGACCTTCAATATCGACATCAAAGTCATCGGAAGATCCATTACTATTTCCAGGCATATTTTTTCCTTTGAGTACAACTCAATGTTTTTGGGAGCACAGCTCTCAGATTCTGACAGAACCTGGGTTTCCAGTGTTCTGGGTTAAATTAACGGGTTCTCAACCAACTCCGTACCATCCGTAATTGTTCTTAAAACCCGCCGGAACGGGTTTGAGAATATCATCCGTAGTTAGAATGTCTTCGATAGTCATTAATCTACCGCCAATTTTTGACTTACCTGGCACAGGTATTAGACCTGATTCAATTGCTTCTTCGAGATACTTTTCATACAAGTCTTTAGGTAAGCCTCTTGCTAGCATCTCATCCAGAGTCATACGGATAACATTCTTAGACATCACCTCTGCATAGATTTTGCGAAGAGCCTGGCGGGCCTTAAGCATGTCAGCAGCGTTTGCAAAGAAGGCATCATGAATTGTCGACGTAGGAACGTTGTTAGCTTTACCCCACTGGTGAAACTTCTTCACAATCACAGCATCGTTAGAATGGTTTCCATTAACAGCAAAGGCAGTACGCGCTTTAGTAGCGTCTGCGATGTCGTTGAACTTACCTTCCTTATTCGCCAGCTCTTCCCACCAAGTACTGGTAGTTTTCTGGGGGACTTGTAGGATGTTGTTCACCCACTCGCCCTCAGGATTCTTGTAAACAAGCCTTTCTTCAAAGACCTGAGTAAAGTTTTGTTCGATTGTGTTGCCGTCAAAGTTAACCCAGGGTACATGCGTCCAGCTTTTAGGAAGTTTGTTAGCCTCCAAAAGCTCTAGCTCGAGCAGCTTAGTTTCGTCAAGAAGTTTACCCTTACGCAAATTCTCCCAAGAAATATCGGCGGGGTTTACAATACCAAGCTTAAAAAGCTTTACACCTGTTTTACGTGTTTCAGGAGATTGTACACCATAAATCAGTTCTTCAAGATTGCCGCCAGGTTTCCAGAAAGAGTATCTTGATAGCAAACTTTTGAATACGCGGTCACCGGACTTCAACCCTAAAGTCTTCAGCAGCCAGCTTGGAGGTTTTGCACCTATTTCCTCAGAGCCTCTCAAACGCAACTTGAATACAGCCGTCCAGTCGAAAGCAGACTTTGATGGTTTAGCATTTGCTAGGAAGTCTTGCGCAAGTCTTCCAAAGTACCTTGTGAAGTCTTTGAGAATCGGTACTTGTACCGACAGATACTCGCTCATGATTTTAGCAATGGCTTTAAAGTCATCTGGCGTTACAACTCGGTCGTAAGACCTTGTCATCTTTTCAACCAGATCCTTAGTTTGAGGCTGAAGGAACCAAAGTTGTTCCATGAGATCGTCGCCAGGATCAATACCCTTGTTGAAGACATCTCGGATATCAGCTCTCAACTGCTTCAACTCTTCAGCAGTTTCTGGATCAAACTTCTCGTAGCGAGCGGCTTGCGCGGATATTTCATTAAGCACTGTATCTCTGTCGGTAGCCGTTACAACCAGTGTGCCAGCGTCCTTGGACAGTACCTTTCCAAGCTTACCTTCAACATTCATAATGCCAGTGCGTTCGCCAGCACCGTAGAATGTAACCATATTCTGAGCTTTAGCAGCTTTACGCAAGTCTTTCTCAGATAACCCTAACTTAAGGTTTAGCGTTTTGAAACGCGGGTCATCGAAAGTAGACGCGGCAATTTCGTCGTACAAACGCCGCTTTTGATTCGTCGGGACAACATTGCTTAGCTCCGCAAGCTGCTTATTACGTGTTGTAAGCGCGATGATCTGAGCACCCGAAGAGGAGGCATCTTGTTCAAGTGCTAGGGCTGTTTTATACTGCGTGAGCCTCTGAAGACTACTAGGCGAGTAGTCACCGCCAAGAAATGTGTCAAGCTTAGCCAGTTCGATAGCGAATCTGTAGAACTTCCCGATGTCCTCGCCATCGATTTCTTGAGCAAGCGGCGACTCCAATACAGCTCTCACATCACCAGGTTTACCACGAATCATGTGGTTACCTATCTTGACAAGCTCTTCCCGATGCATTTTAGCAATTGCTTGACGTCCAGGAATCGTAAGCGAATTGTGAGGGCCTTCAAGTTTATCGCTTAGACCACCTATAAACGCACCGACTTGGTCTTGTAGATTCTCGAAGTCATCCGCGCTGAAGTTTCGCTCGTGAGCTGTGTTTAAGAAAGGACGGAAGGTCTCACCAGACTGTGGCGAGATCAAGCCACGATCATAAACACGGCCGCGATGGTCGACAAAAGCGTGATTACTAAAAGACTTGTTGCCGCCGACAAGCCATTCCATAGCCTTGAAGCGCTCGTACGTATCTCCTCTAGCGCTAATGTACTTCCGATACTCATTAAGATCATTGAAGTACTTAGCCTTGCCCTTATCGTCTTCGAAATAGAGTAGCTTTTTAATGAAGCCATAGTAATCCTCATCGATTCGATATTGTGTCTCTGATGCCCAGTTAAGGGCGTCCACTAAGGATTCTTCTACGAATTCCTCCGGGAAGTCACTGAAGCTACTAGTACTCGTTATCGGGATGCGAGTGTCCTCATAACCAAGGAGCCCGCGATCGATAAAGTACGTCTTGTAGCCCTTACGGAATACCAAACGATTTTTAGGATCTGTTACGCTTACACGAAGACCCAATTCTACGCTTCTTTGAAGCTTCACATACTCCTGAATTCGAGGATCCGTGACCCTGATGTTCATGGACAGCGTGTCGTAGTAAGGACCGAAGTAAGCGCCACTCAAACGACTCTTCATACGACGTTTTTGAACACCAAAAGTTTCAAGCTTGAAAAGTTTGTTTACGTTTTTAGCGTCAAGTATGTCCAAGCCTAGCTTGTACCAATCCCTACGCGTGCCTGTGTAGTTGGCGGAGTTGTACAAGTCTCTACCTAGTTGCACTGCCAACTGGTCTCTGTCAATACCATCAGAAGATGCTAGACGATTCACAAACCGCAAGTAGAAACCTTGTAGGTCTCTCTCCTGCAGTCTATTCCAGATAATCGGATGCTTCTTGAGCAACACGACATCGAATATTGAGCGCATTTCTTCCGAGATCTTCGGGGCCGTCTTGTCTTCCCACTTGTTGCGATCACGGATGAATGAAATGAAGTTGTCGTGAATGTCTTGTAGCGAAGTAGGCCCTAGCACAGGATCTGTGTAATTCATCGACTCCAGACGCTTGAGAACGTCAGAATCTCTACGAATGTTAGTCTCAATTGCGCTAGACACGTTCATTACGTCAAACTTTATCTGACTTTGAGCAACAGCTTTGAAGTTGGCCCAGCTTTCACCATTCTTACGAAAGCGCGTGAACACAATTCGAAGATTGTCGGCAATAACCGCCATCTCATTCATGCTCATACGTCCGTCTAGCTCGGCCACAAAGCTATTTATGAATTCCTTGTCGCGCTCGGTAAGCTCCTCAGCTTCCTTGACCAGTTTCAAATTGTTGTTTAAGACTGCCGCGTTCGGCTGATACAGACGTACATCTTCGTATCTACCGGTAATTGGGTTGAACTTCAGTTGATCTTCTCGTGGCGGCGAGCTTAGCACACGATTGCGCATTGCCCTCTTCACGTGAGGTAATGTGCCACGGTAGTTTGTCAGCGACAGCGTGCCGTTCAATTCGCCAGCTTGCAAGAGGTAGTAGTCTTTAAGCGTCTTACGAAGATCAGCATCTTTGAAGAAATCTTCAGGAGCCGTCGCCCACAAACGCATAGAATCCAATTTCGCTTTGGCGTTTGCAAACCGGACTGTATCGCCAGGCAGGGTGTAGGAGTCTTCAGAGATACTTCTGAGTTGTTTCAACGAGATGGAACGTCCCTCAGGATTTACGAACCGCTCGACTTCAAAGCCTCCAGAATTGAACAAATCGACGGCCTTGTAATTGCCAAGGTGTTTGAACTGCACCAGTCGAGGCTGTCTACGCAACCACATATCGTAAGACTCGCGCTCAGGAAGTAGTCCGTCGTAGAAAGCGATTTGTTTAGGAGTAAGCTTCTCGAAATTACGTCTACGTATCTGGCTTACACCTTCTAATTCAGCCATTTGCTCCCAGGATTTGAATACTGGAGTTGTCCTGGAACGGCATCGAAAATGTGCTGGCGGTAACATTGCAGTG